CACATAACCTCCTGGTTAAATTTAACTTCTCCTAATAACTGTTTCTGTTCTTCTAACCATTTCTCATCTCTTCCTGGTATCTCATAGTAAGGAATGAACATGTGTTCAAATCCATTTTCTTTTTTCTCTGCTTCATTCCAAAACTTCCAGAAATGATTGTAACCTAATGGTGTAGATGTAAGTAGAATTTTAGTTGTTTCACCAGCAGAAATAGTAGGATAAACAGATGTAAAGAATTCATCTGCTACATTATTAGGTATGATTGCTGCCTCATCAATATATAACCAGTTTACAGATTTACCCCTAATGGCAGCTGCTGTTGTTGCTGCTGTTAATACTTTACTATTATTTTCTAATTCTACATCACCCTTATTCCATACTCTAACACCTTGTTGCATCCATATAGGTAAGTTTTCATACATAATTTGATATCTGTTTAGTACTTCTCTAGCTGCTGCTGACTTGTTAGCCATTATAGCTACTGTTTTATCTTCTTCAAATATAGTGTAATGCAATATACACGCAGCTGCTGTAACTGTTTTACCTTGTTGTCGTCCTTCCATAAGAACCACACGCCTGTTATTCATTATTACATCTACTTTTTCTTTTTGACAATCATATAATTTAAAAGGTTGTAGACCTTTATCAAGTGTAATAATTTTTACATACTTTTCTATAAAATAAACAGGATTTTCTTTACACTTAACATACTCTTTTATTTCTTCTTTTGTAAAATCGTGCTGATACGCTAACGGTTTAAGGTTAGGATTACCGTGATATGATACTTGTTCAGGTTGTGGCATCTGGATCTACATCGATGGTTTTAGCATCGTCTTCTTTTATAGCTTTCAATAAATCTTTTGTACTCCCTACGAATACATTGTTTTGTGTTTTTATGTTTCTTGCTTTAGGGTCGTCTGCTGTTATTCTTTTTTGTTTCTCATGCACATCTAACATATCCTTAGCATTGTCTTGTAAATTTTTAATTAATCCACCTGCTACTTCGTATGCACGAGGTTGATCTGAGTTTCTTGCTATATGTAATATGCCTTCTATAGCCTCAGCATTGTATGCCTCGGCCTGTTTTAACATCATTCTGGCATACTGTAAATCTTCTTCTTGTTGTTTTATTGCCAGCGCTTGTTTATCCTCTTCGGACATGTCTACTGCTGGGAGTTGTCTTTCTTCTTGTGTCTTTTTAAGGTTAGTTTCGAGAGCTTTTGTTATTTCTTTTGTATTAAAGCTCTTATCTAATTCCTCAAAAGTATTTTTAGTCTTCGAATGCTTCATCAAATTCCTCCAAGAATGAATATGTGTCTAAAGGTGACGCAGTAGATGGATTGACTTGTACTGTTGTTCGTACTCTTTGGTCTGTATCCTTGACTAAGGACAATGTAGGATCGTTGTAAGCGTCTACTACCGCCTTCTTAATAGTATCTATTTTACCCACATGACTGTAAAAATTAAGTCTCATTGTAAAATTCAATGTCCATACTACACTTAGTCTACTAGCGAACTCGCCTTCATATTCATCTTCATAACCAACATTATCTAAAGTTATTTTTATATCTCTTTTGATTCCCACTTCTGGGAGATCATTTACTGTTATATTAAAGTCAGGATTAAAATAAGGAAGTATTTGTTCTATTATTGCTAATCCATCGTTTTGATTCTTCGCAAATATATATAAGGACAAATTCATGTTCCATGGTGCTGAACTGAATACAGATCTTTGAACATTGACATCATCTCCTGTGCCTATTGCTTTGTTCCTTTGTATAGGTGCTACTTTTCTTGCAGGATCATATCCTAATCCATCTATTTCAAAACCCATTCTAGGTAGTGTAAGTGCTACCTCTCCTCTTGTACTTGTATCTGCAACCCTAGCAATCCTTGTTAAAAACTTTTGTTTAGTAGAATAAGCTAAAGGTACTCTTAATGTTTGTGCAACTGCACCTGAACTATTCTTTCTTTCAATGTTTATATCATTAAATATAGTTCCAAAGGCAATGATTGCTTTTCTTACATGTTGATGATAGAAGACTTTATTCTTAAACATTACGAGCCTCCTATTTCACCAAATGGATTAGATTCACTAAAGTCTAATATACCTTCTAGTGTTATTAAGTTATCAAAGTCTGCATTATCTATAGGTTCAGATACAGTTGTTTGATATGCTTCTGTAATTAATGAACCTGTGTCTTCTTTCAATAGTAAATCTCCTGACTCTAGTTTAAACTGATACTCCAACATATCTTGAGAGTATTTTGTTTCTATAGCATCTATTTCTGCTATGCCTGTATCTAAATCTTCTGAACTGTATTCGAACAATTCACATGTCATTCTAAATACATATATTTGTCCTGCCTGATAGAAAGGATTTTGGAAATCTACATATTTAATTTCAAACAATGATTTTGTTTTACTAAGATAAATTAAGTCTCCTTCTACAGGTCTTGCTTTACGAGCAACAGTAGGACCTTGTCTTGTTACCATGTCCTCCCATCGTCTTTTTGCTAGTATGAAAGTTGCTTGATCTCTAACTTCCATACCAAATCTTGTGAATATATCTCCCTGCCCCTCAAATCCTTGGACATTATCCAAATACATTTCTAAAGGATATGCTTGTGTGAATTGAGATAGTTGTGCCTCATCAAAGATTGTATCACTATTTACCATTGTTCTAGGCAAGTAAAAAGTATCGTGGCCATATATTTTAAGGCTCTCGATAATTAGATCTTCTATTAAGCGCTGTTCGTTTGTTGTACCAATTCCACCGCCGTTCTGAAAATAATTATTAGTAGGCATGGTATTATCCTATCATAAGTGAAGGAGGCAGTTCGTATTTAAGTTGCATCTCCTGTTCTATTGCTTGTATCTCCTGAATTGCCTCTTGATAGATAGTTTGTCCATCTAATGTTACTCCTCCAGGCATTTGTATTCCAGCAAATTTCTTAATATTTTCGCCCCATTGTTTCTTGAACAATGCTGTTACATATTTTTTAAGAAACATATCATCATAGACTTCTGTATATGTATCAGGATCTACAATGGCATAAGCTTCTGCTACAATAAAGTCTCCTATATTAAATGTTTTGTCCCAGTCAGTATCAATATACAATCTATCTGTTTTCCTATTCCAACGGATTTGTCTATCCCCTGTTAGTAGTTTTTCTAATGTAGTTAAGTGAGTTTGTACGACTGAATAGTAAATCATGTCTGCACCCATTAGGTTATACAGATCATTCATTCTAAATTGGTACATTAGATCAAATAGTTGTCCGTCTCTTGTATTGTTTGTTGCTGCACCTCCAAAGTTAAACACTCTGGTTATACCTAATATACCATTACTAATAGGCAAATATCCATTTTCAATATCGCCTTTTGTGTATGTATCACTTGCGTGTGTAGTTGCTGTTGCTCCTGACTCAGAGCCTGTAATAGTTTCTCCTCCTACAAAGGTGCCTGTTTTAGTTTGTTCTAATAATATAAACTGTGCTGTATCATCAGCGCCATCTACTATTGCTGTAGCTCCTGATGTTCCGCCTGTAATAGTTTCTGCTTTCTGAAAATTGTTTGCTAGGTTGGCAGTTAATTTTAATTTAGAACCTGTTATTTCATGTTTAACATAAGTTCTTTCTACACCATCAAAGTGATATTCTTGAAAGAATTGTAAAGCATCATCTATTCTATCAGATAATTGTTGTTCATCTACATTGATTTCAATAACAGGATGGCCTAGCCTTCTTAAGGCGTAATCTTGTAAATTTTGTCTGCTAGCTAATGCCATTTTCTACCCCTAGTTAAGTTTTGTTCCTGATGCGTCGTATATAGCTGTTCCTGTAATAGTTGCCGTAGAACCTTCTCCTTGTGTATGAGAAACTGTAATACCATCTCCACCTGCAACCTGTGCCATAAAATTACCTGTAGTGTCTGTACCTAAAGCAACACTATTAGCTGCAATAGTTGCACTAATTGATATACCTGCTGAACCGTCAAAGTTTGCTGTACCTGTAACATCTCCTGTTAGTGCTATAGCTCTTGCTGTTGCAAGTGCTGTTGCTGTGTCTGCGTTACCTGTTAAATTACCTGTAACATTACCTTCTAAGTTTGCTACAAGTGTTCCTGTTGTAACTGTAAGATTGCCTGTGCTTGCTCCTGTAAATGAGCCTGTTCCCATTAGGAACTTGTCTGCACTTTCGTCCCAACCTATAAATGCGTTATCTGAGTCTCCTCTTTCGAGAACAATACCCATATCATTTGATGGTGTTCCAGATGTGCCATTACCTAACTCAATAAGTCTATCTGCTATTGTTGAGTTTGTAGTATCTAAGGTTGTAGTTGTTCCATTTACATCTAAGTTTCCTGTAATAGTTACATTACCTGTTGCTGCTACATCTGCAAATGTAACATTACTTGATGTTGCTACTGCTTGTCCTATTGAAACTGCTGTACCTGAAACTGATACACCTGTTCCTGCTGTTAGTGTGGTTACATTTGCTGTACCATCAAAACTAACACCATTTATTGTTCTTGCATTTGCAAGAGCTGTTGCTGTAGCTGCGTTACCTGAGGTGTCTTGTGTTCCTGATGTATTAACACCCGGTAAATTTATATTTGCTGTACCATCAAATGATACACCACCTATATTTCTAGCAGTTTCTAATGCTGTGGCCGTAGCTGCGTTCCCGGTAGTATCTTGATTTAATGTTCCTACTACCAAATCAATAGTACCATCGCCATCTTCGTAACCAACAGTTATACCTGTCTCGGTGTTACTTGAGAACATAGCCCCTACAGTATCTTGAATAACTTCTGAAAGATCTATATTTGCTGTACCATCAAAAGATACGCCATGAATTGTTCTTGCATTTTGTAATGCAGTTGCTGTAGCTGCGTTTCCTGTGGTATCTCCAGATGTTATTTCAGAGTATTTAGCGAGTCTAAAGCCACCTGCTGTGGAACCGTCATGTACTCTTATTGTGTCTAGCGTAGTATCTACGGAAAGCTCACCCACAGCACCTGTGAAGGATTCGTTTTGTGTAGTTGTCCCTCGTCTAAATTGTACCTGTGTTGGCATTATTCTCTCCTATATTCTTATTTATATTGATGAGTCTGAACCCATATCTTCTGTTGCTAAACGATATTTAATAGTTGTATTCATATCGTATTCTTTTTCAACAAGTTGTCCAAACGCATCTGTACTTAAACTAGAAGCTACACTACCCCAATCTCCTGTAGGGAATGTTATAGATTCATCTGCATCAGTAAAGTTTGCAAACTTTATAATCTGATTACTAGAGTTTCTTACATAGGCAATCTTATCTGCAGTATTAAGTGCTACCTCACCTGCAACTAAATCCGAAGTGGTAGGAGCGCTACCAGCTGTTTCGGATTTTTTAATCTTGATTACCGTTGCCATCTATTATTCCTCTTTAGAGACTAGAGGAGGAGTTTCCTCTTCTTGGGAGGAAGGCTCAGGCTCTGAAGCCTTAGCCTTTTCCTGTTCTCTCTTCTCAAAAATAGCTAATCTAGTTTTAAGTAAAATATTTTCTTGGGTCAGAGTATTAACCTGATTTGCCAAGTTGTTTATGTATTCATTAATTAATTGTTCATCCATTTCAAAATCCTTAAAAATTATTAATATGTTCCACCATCAATTCCACCGAACTCTGGTGTTCCGCCTGAGCCTGCTTGTAGGACTTGTCCTTCTGAGCCTGCTGCTGTTACTTGTAGAGCTCCTGTTCCATTACCATAAAGGATACCTTTACTTGTAAATGATCCTGCTCCTGTACCACCGTCTGCTACTACCAGATCAGTAATACCTGTTATTGAACCACCAGTAATCGTTACACTAGATGATTCTAAGTTTGCTACCAATGTAGCTACTGCGTAACCTGTTCCGCCTGTGTTGACAGTTGTAGTAGGTGCTGCTTGTAAGTCTTTAAATAACTTCCATTTACCAGAGTCATTAGCGTCTCTAAATAAACCTGAATACAAGTCTGTTGAACCTGAAGTGTCATATAAACCATATAGACCTATGTCCACTGCGTCAGATGAATTGTTACCTGTTGCTAGTGAGATCAATGGATCTGCTACGGATAAAGTTGTGGAATCTACAGTTGTGGTTGTACCACTAACGGTTAGGTTACCTGATATTGTTACATTGTTAGGTAAGCCGATTGTTATTTCGTTATTAGAAACTGTTGTTTCAATTTCGTTTGCTGTACCACTAAATGTTATTGTTTCTCCACCTGCTACAGAATCATTAGAACCTGAATCGGCTGCTAATGTGTATGAGGTTGAGATTGCTGATGTTGAAGCTGATGTAATACGACCCTGTGCGTCAACAGTAATTACTGGAACTGCTGTTGTAGAACCATATGAACCTGCTGTAACTGCTGTGTCATCTAGTGTTGCTGTAATAGTTGTGCCAGATGCTGCAGTTGTAATACCTGTGCCACCTGCTATTGTTAATGATTCCGAATCTAGATCTATATCTATTGTTCCAGAATCTCCAGCTGCATCTAAATCACTAGCTGTAACTTGTGCGTCTACATACGCTTTGACTGATTGTTGTGAAGGTACCTTTGAAGCGCTGTCAGATGCCATGTTGTCTTCATCTACAAATACACCCGAGGATGTGAATGAAGATTCATCCAACAATTTAATCCAGTTGCCACCATGTGCAAAATAACCTCTACCTGTGCCATGTACATGAGCAAACATACCATGGTAAGTAGAAGCACTTGGTAGATCTCCTTCAGTTGAATACAAGTTGCCATATAAAATTTTATTAAATATGACATCTCCATTTGAATCTCTTTTTACAATGGTAGAAGCTGTTGCTGCGTTTGTAGCGTTATCAAGAAGATCAGTATAAAATTTACCTCCAATCGCTTGAATTACTTCACTACTACCTGAGTCAATAGATGAAATGTATAACTTAGCAGATGCCCCGTCGCCGGATCTATCCTCAGCATACGCCAATTCGCCTTCAACCAAATCCGAAGCTGCTGGGGCTGCTGAGCCTGTGCTTCTTTTAATTTGAATTGTTGTTGCCATTTATTTTCTCCTAGTTAAATGTTCTATAATATTAAGCTTAATATACTAAAATGTTCCACCATCAATAGAGGTAACTGATGCTGCTACAGACGATGCTGGTTTAGCTTGCCAATTACCACTGCTACTATCATATACTAAGGTGTATCCGTTTTGCTTACCTGAAACATCTATGCCTGTGAGATCTCCGATTTCTGTGGCCGTCGCCGTTGCAGATTGTGTAGTTGTCGACGAAACTACTCTTGTGCTACCAATAGAAGTAGAAACTTTAATTGGTGTATTAGAAGCGTTTACTGTCGTTGCCATATAATCTCCTAAGCTCTTGTAACATTAGGTGTTACGGTTACTAATCCTTCTAAGACTCTTAATGTTTCGGCACTAGATGCTATCTCTATGTCGTAAACATATCGTCCTGCTTTGAGTGCAGCCGTTTGTGCTGCAGTCAACGATATTGTTATTTTACCTGTAGCATCTACTTTCGCTGTAGTAAAATCAGTAGCTGTTGTTGCCTCATAACTTTTTCTTATTTGAGAGGTAACTGTATAATCTGCTAAATTTTTGGCAGAATTATCATCATTGGTTAAATTCAGTTCCAAACTGAATGTTGTGCCCTGATCTATGACTATGTTAGAAATGGTTGCCATTGGTTCCTTCGTCTATAAATATCGTACACTCTTATTTATAAATAATATTGATTACAATGAAAACTATTTTAACATTAAAATATGGTGAGAAATACAGCGCAGATGCTGTAAACTCTATATACGAACATACCGAAGGCAAATATAACTATGTCTGTGTAACCGATGATCCTAAAGGATTACACCCAGATATAGGTATATTGTATCTAGAACACGAGCCAAACGGCAATATGGAAAAGTTAAAACTGTTTCAATTAAAAGATCTAGGTACTATATTGTACTTAGATTTAGATGTAAGAATACAAAAACCCATAGATCATTTGTTTGATTATTGTCAGGATAACCCTGTAATCGTATATACATGGTGGAAGGATAAAGGCGATAAACAAATAAGCATACATGACTTTCCATGGCAACCAGACTTTGTAGGACCATTAAGTAATTATAATTCTAGTGTAATGTTGTGGAAAGATGCTACGCATATATGGGAACACTATAGCTCATATCCTGAAACATATGATGTACAATATCCATATGGAGATGATACATTTTTGTATCATGAAGGATTTACATTTGAACACTTACCACACAATGAAGTATATGCGTATGTAGCTGCTGGAAGAAAGTATAGGCCAGAATATACCATATGTTTATTAAATGGATTAGATAGAAGACCGGAGATAGCAAAAGAATATGATGAACTTTGTATGCATCAAGTGGGGCACTAAA